ATGCTTGAAACTTTTTTTGATCCCCTACAATTCTTTGTGCTTCCTTTTGTGTTTCTGTCCATGTCTGGCGTGATTTCGGAACCTGTTTTGATAATTGAAGTTCAACTTCTTTGGCAGACATCGAAATAGCTTGTCTTTCTAAATTGATACTACCGGCATATTTGGGAAGTTTTCCTTTAGAATAAATAGGAAGATTGTTTAATTGTTGATTGATAAGTCTTTCTGTTTCCGGTCCATCTGCCAATTTAATATTTTGTCCATTTTGTATTGCCTTGGAAGCCATGCGCTCGGCTATTTCCGATTTACCTTTCTTCATTGCCATGTTGGATAAATCTACATATTGTTTAACTTCATCAGATATACGTTTTCCAAGAGGCATTGTAGTTTCGATTTTTGTTTGAGTTTCAATATCTGTATATACTTTTTGAGCTTCTTGTTGAGATACTCCTTTTTTAGTCATCCAATCTATAAATTTTGTCGGACCGGCGCTAAATAAACCAAAAAGTAAAGATGTTATTGCTGTATCAACAATTCCAACTTTTAATGGTTTCCCCTGTGTTGCTGCCTCTGTAGCACCCACAAGTCCACCTGTAACTGCCCCATGAATAGCTGCCTTCAATGCTGGTGAAGCTCCCCGCAAAACATTATATGATTGAATAGCGCCCTGAATTGGGGCAGTGGTCATTTTTACAATAGGAGCCATACCTGCACCATAACCCATAAATTCAGAAACTTTCTTGGCTCCCTCTAGGAGCCATACCTGCACCATAACCCATAAATTCAGAAACTTTCTTGGCTCCCTCAAACCATCCAGGTTTTTCCATGCCCTCTTCAAAAGAGGCTATTTCCGGTTCAAAGGCTCCAAATGTTGCACCCTTGATAAAACTTTCAAGATATTCTGCGACTGCCGTTGACCCCATTGTTGGCTGCATCATTCTTTGCATTTCAGGCGATAAATGGCCTGTCGGGATTCCTGCACTACTTCGCAAAGGAATCTGAGTTATTGGTTCTGGTTCTATTGCCAGTTCTTTTTGACCAAATAGATCAAGTGGTTTTCGTTGTGGCTTTATTTCTTCTTGACTGAATAGATCAAGGGGCATATTACTTCAATCCTTTGAACTTCATATAAGCGTCAATAACTTCTTGCCTGGTCTTTCCATACTTTTTCATGTTATATTCAATATCTTCCTCGGTTAAGCCTTCGGGTAATGCAGCAATCGTTTTTTCAGGCCCTATTGTAAATGGCTTCATCCTGGATTTTTCGGGAACAAACTGATTATAATATTCAATTTGATTGTTCCATGCCTGAAATAGACGCTGTTTATCCTGATCAGTTAATTTTTGTCCTACTTTAAGATCGGGATTGAAGGCGACTAAAAAAGCGGTGGCTATATCTGTTTTTTCAAGTGTCGCCTTTTGCTTTGCAATTTTAGGAAGCATATCAAGTGCCATCTTGGTGGTCGGTTGTGAAGGCTTAAACCGAGGCCATCCGCCAATATCCTGCCAGCCTTGATCCGCATATTCCTGCTGAACAACTTGAGTGCCGCGTTTAATATCCCGTGTAGTTCCAAGTGTAGGCAATCCCGGCTGTTTCATCGTTCCCATCCGATAACCTGCACCTGTAAGTCCCCGGACTGTTTCTCCATATTCATCCAGGGGAGCATACATGGAATATTGTCCCCGCGCCTGTGTGAGAATATCACCTGGATCATAATAATCGATCTTTGTCGGCTTGGTGGCTTCCCGCTGCCTTCTCAATTCCTCTTGCATCAAGATTCGGCTTATCATTGCCTCATTTGTTTGTTGAGTTTGCTGCTCCTGTTGTGCCTTTTGATATCCAAGAGCTATGGCTTGGGCAAATATCTGAGGCAATCCCATTTCCAAAAGCGGCTCTCGTCCTTTAATTAATTGTACCATTAATTACTCCTTTTTATGCCATACCTCCACCCATTGCCATGCCTGCACCCTGAGCACCTCCGGCGGCTAAGGTTAACATTAATTGTTGTTCAAATGACAGAGGCGGTTGATATAGATATGGTTGATATGGACTTTGATAAAGCATTGGTGAAGCCATCGATAGATATGGTGACATATATGGCTGCTGCGTTAACCATTTTTGGTAATCTTCTTGAAGCGGCTCACGTTCAAGCTCCCGTCCTATACCACCGGCCTGGCTTAATACATCCATTGTGCTTAAATATGGCGTAGTTTCATAACCGGCAGCCAAAGGCACAGCACTTAAGGCCCGATCCAGGGCGGTTTCGCCAAGCATCCGCTCACCCCAAAGAAGATCGGCATATTGACTGGAGAGATCTGTATACATTCTGCCGAGTTCCCGAGTTGATGCCCTATGCAATCCGCTGGTATCTTTTGCCCCGACGCCTGCCGTGTAAGTTTCTTTGAGTTGTGGGAGAACATCGTATTTAAAAGTAGACATCATCGGATTGAAATATTTATCTGTCCAATATTGCTTTGTAGCTGTAGTATCTACCTGTGGGGCCGCAGGTTGCCCGCTTAACACTCTTTGTAAAAGCGAACCGCCGCCCTGATATAAAGGCCCAGTTGTTGGCTGATATCCCCCGGCCATTTCAAGATACCGGCTGAGAAGCGGGCCTGTGGATGGTACTTGCGTTCCAGGATAAGGAGATACACCGCGTTTTAATCCCTTGCCAACAATATCCCCAGCTTGTTTATGTAATTGCCATTGTTGCGGCGTAAAAATGTCAATTTTGTATTGTTCCGGCTTTTGATCATCATCCAATCCCATAACCTTAAGGGCTTCTCCTAAAATTCCCATAATTCTTATTCTCCCTTATTCAATTCTTCGATATCTGCATCCATCAACAATTTTACTTTTTTTGCCTGATACGATTTTTTGATTTCTGCCAATTCCCTGATTAAATCGTCATCGAAATTATCAGCATCCCGCAAATATCCGAAAAGATCCCGGATATAAAGATTGTTATTCAAAATATCAAATGAACATAGCAATACTGCTTTTATTTTTCTGGTTTGCCTATCTAAGCCATAAATAGCGCAATTTAATTTCCGAGGAAGTTCCATGGCAATTTTCGCTATCTCAAAAAATATCTCTGGCCGGATTTCTTTGTTTCTTTCAAACAATTCCAGAGGTACTAGTCGGAGATCCCCGGAACTGATCCATTTCAAGCCTGTATTCGGTTTTTCTTCCGGTTTTTGTTCTATGGACACAGCCTTCTTTTTTTCTTTCTTTTTAGACATTTTCTCTCCTAAGCCGTATTGTCACTGATATCGCAAAACCAATCCGTGCCATCAAAAGTACAAGTCATATGATCATTCTGTGTCGGACCCCAATCGGCCCCGACATTCCCTTTCAGATTAGTTGCCGTAAAATCAACCGTCGTATTCCCATCCCCAAAGACAACCCGGACAGTTTGTCCATTGGTTCCACCATCGAACATGGTAATGGTGGTGGCCCCTGTATTTGCCGTCTTGAAATTTCTGCCACCTGATACATCCGGTGTCGCATCCGCATCCGTAAATGTCTGAAACGCGGAATGCTCATTGTGAGCGTCTTCTATGACTGGATTGACCTTTAAAACCAATTCATTCCATAAGTCCATAATGACAAAAATAATGTCTTTTAAAAAATTGGAGATCAGGCCTAATTGCTCGGGTAGCAATATTTTCAAATCCTTTTTTTCAAAGCGGATCTTATAATAATTTGTAGGCAGCTGCCTTGTTTCTCTTAATAAATTTGCCATTAATATAGCCTTCCAGCAGGGGCAAACCACGGAACAATTGCATCGATTATCAATGGTTCATTGGGTCTTTCATGTCTTATTTCAATGGTGTGTCCCAATTCTGATTTTTGCATGACCTTTATCCTGGCCCTTGTTTTGGCACGAGGGAAATCATAAAGATCAATCATTTTTGAGGTAAAAATCTGGTTTCTCTCATCACTACTAATTCTGACATTCATTGTATTTACACCTGATATTCCCCAAAAATCCACATAGGCCAATTTAGCTTTTCTGTCCGGATATGGAATAAGACGCTTAGTTTTTAATTTAAACGGAACACTAGCACCATTATCACTTGTCGTAGTAAACAATTTCCATGTATAACCGCTTCGATCTCCAATAATAATTAATGGATAACCTGCTATTTGACTTCTATCATCAATTCGCCAACCGATATTATCAATAGTTACGGATATATCATTGATAATAAGCGTTGTACCTTGTGACCATTCCCCGGTTACATGAATAGGTAGATTAGTATATTTTGAAAAACATTTATCATCATAATTATAGGACAAAAGCTTGTCTGGATATGAAGCTCCTTGAGAAGGATAGGTACAAAAATATTGAGAAAGTTCTTGATTTAAAAATCCATAAGCATAGTTTGTTTTTTCAAAATTCATATCCAAAACAAATTCTGGAATATACTCATCCATTTCAATGACATTGATCCCATCGCATTGTAAAAATCTTTTGGAGCCCAGAGTAATCGCATCATTTTTAATATTTTGCGTGCTAAGAATTGCTTGGCTTCCATCGGTATTATAAATTTCATGCCATGAAAAAGGCGTGGAGGCATCGCCAGTATATCGCAGCCACCATACGGATTTATCGAAAAATACAATGAGCTCATTGCGGATAAACGCCACTGATACAATCCATTCTGAAGTGTCTGCATCTGTATAAATATCATTTGACCAGCTTGAATAGCTGCCAGTATTTGAACATCTTGCCCGTTGTGGGTATCTGGTGCCGCCTTCATTCGTATTTAAAGCAATCAACCTATTTTTATGATTAATCAAAATTTTACAGGCATTCAGCGTTGTCCCGCCTATCGACGGATTTAGCGCTGCTAAAGTGGTTCCATTCCAATATTTGATATTGTCCACATCATTTGTAAAAAATATTAGATCTTGCCATATAACCGACCAGAAAAAATCATCGTCGTCACCCGTAAAGTCTGGTGTGGATGGATGTCCACCTTGGCCTTCCCAGTCATCATTTGTGGTGTTGTATTTATAAAGAAAGTCTTTATCAAGGGCCAAAAGAGATGAGGCACCACCTGTTGTATTATATTCAAAGATTCCCATAACCGGCGGGGTATTTAAAATGGTTACACCAGACCCGCCGGATGATTGTCCGAATGCTTCATAACCATTGCGCTTATAAATCCTGCCGTTATAGCAATAGCAATTCTCGGCAATAGTAAAAGCATTTGCCGGAAGCAGCCAGGGCTCCCGATTCAATTGTAAACCGGATCGGAAATCATATATAGGAAATGGGGTATACATAGTTATTATTTAGGTTCATGATTGATAAATTTATTCACTCCATCAACATTCTTTCCGATGATCTTTTGAAGTTCATGTTTAGCTTCTGCCGAATCGGCTAGAAGCGCCATTGATTGAAATATTGCCACGTTTTTAGTCTGTCCCATCTCTTTTTGAACCATTGCAAGGCGTAAGGAATGATTTTCCATTTCGTCAGCTTGAAACCAAATAGAACATGCCTTCACAACGACTTGGCGGCCATTGTTGTATTCTCTCATCTTTTCAATAGCAAAAGCGCAATCCTCCCAAAGTTTCTTACATTGCTTCTTGAAATGCGGGCATGTCCTGTTTCGCCTATCTAATACTTCTTGTTCCATTAATTTCTCTGTTGCCGTGTGAAGTTACGTCCAGGAAGTCTCCACCCACCACCAGATGTTATACCATTGGTCGATGCGGTGCCTGTCGATCCTGGTGTTGCTTCATTGGAATAATACCAATCTGGAACTTTAATAAGTTCACTACTTAGCCCAACTCCACGTGTAAGCTTACTAGCGGCAGAACTTCCACCATCTGGTACAGTTCTTATACGAAAAGTATTATCTGCCGATAAATAACCAAAAGGTAATAAATGCTTATGTGTTGCTGATGTGTGCGTATGACTATCGGCCGTAAGACCTGATATAGTCCATGTGCCGCCTGTTTTATCACTTCCTCCCGATTCACCCCCTGCACCGGATCCTTTCGTGATATAGACAGCCATATCATCTTTATCCGTTTGAAGCGTGTATCCGGTAACGGCTGTATCTTTTTCAAAAAGGATAATTTCGCCAGAAGGAACGTCGTTATCCACGCCAGAACGGTTAGAGGTAAAATCCAAAATCTTGATTTCAGTCCCGTCCGCTTCCTCGATATAGACACCATCTGACTTCGTAAAAAAACCTGTCCTATTGGTCGATCCCGTTAAATTCGGTTTTGTCGATTGCTGTTTGAGAGTAATGAAATCATGCCGACCAAAATCATCCTCGGATGCATCGGGATCATTGGACATCTCATAATGCTCAATCGCATAAGCATTGCATGTATGTTGCAAATTTGAAGTTGTCCATCGATCAATATCATATCCATAATCGGTTCCCGCTGGTCTGGTTTCGTCAAAATCGTCTGATGGTGAAAATCCTCCGCCTGGCATTTTACCAAGATCCTTTCATAGTTGGAGTAGGCCCGGAATATTCGTCCTGGCCTTCAATGCTGAGCAATGAGTAGCATTTCTGCCACCATTTGCTTTCAGAGTCTTCTTCATCGTCGCCGTTGAGATTAGCTGTAGCCCCTGCAATAATCGCCTCAGACCAATCAACAATCGGTTCATCGGCTGCTGAAAGCGCTACGGGTCGCATATTGGCCCATACTTTAGCCACATAGGTTGCATCCGGTATGGGCCTGATAAATAAGTTTCTTCCCTGGATTAAAGCATTAGTCGGCTGTCCGCTTGTTTCCGTCGTAAGGGGCCGGAAAGCATCCCAAAAACTTGCCATGTCATAAGTAATGTCCAGAATTGCGGTCGTTGTAGCATCTACAACCAGAAAAATGGGGGGTTCCAAGCTCCTGACACGATCCCCGATAACTGATCCTCCAGAGGCATCTTTTAATTTTGTATCGAAATCGTAATTGCCGGAATCTCCATCGGATAAATCAAGATAAACATATTGTTGGAGCCCTTTCCAATTGAGGTAGGCCGGAATTATGCGTTGATACACATAATTGATCGCCTCATTTAGCCTTGTAATATCCAGATCACTTGTCGAGGGCCATCCGACATTAGTTCTAATTCTTGTTTGTATTCGTGATAACTGCATAATTCACATTTTTAGAGTTATTAAACGGCTGCCTGCTTAGGAGCTTCAACAACTTTTTTGGGAAACATATTTACCGGAATAACTGAAAAACGCAGGATCACGACTTCTTGTTTTTCAAATTCATCCGGTTTAATTTCTTGATATTTAGTTGTTTCAAATACTGCGTGCTGTAATGCTTCAATCTGTCCTTCCGTCAATTCCACTTCTGCACCATGCTTAATTTGGAAAACACCTTCAATACTATTTACGCAACCAACAATATCATGACCTGGAAATTCTTGATTATAAACTTTACATTTAATTCTCGGCTTATTTTTAAAACTATATTTTGCGCCACCAATTTTATCCTCTTCCCGAAATTTTTTATTTCGTTTTAGTGGTCTTCCAGGTCCTCTTTTTACGGCTGTTTCTGCCATGTTTAAAACCTCCATATTTTTTGATAAAAGCGGGCAGTTGATCTGCCCGCTCTGTTTTTTACATCATGGCTTTTTACGTCATGGCTCCGATTCCACTAAGCGGATACTGAACCCAATCTTTCGGAATGATGATCAAAACATCATCATCATCAATGTCTGCTGCTGCTGCGGCATCCCCACCGGCATTCTCAGCCAACGTGCAACGGCAATATTTACTCTGGCCGGTTGGCTTCTGTACCGCTTTGACATATCCATAATTGTCATTAGTTTCGTTGATGACGACAAACTGTTGACCCCCGGATATACCCGCCTCTTTAAAGTCAACGGATGAATCCTGAAAATAGGTGTTGCAGTTATCGCCGCCATCGTGCACGGCTCTAACAATAGGTACATTAAGAGGCCATGCTTCGACAATATAGGGATTACTATCAGCGATCGGAACTGAATCTGCCGTGATCTTGATCCCATTGGCCTTGTACCATTCACCAGGTTCAAGATCTACTGGTGCTCCCCCGGTTCCAGGTAAAGATCCAGACGGATCGTTAAATTGAACTAGATCGATACCATCTGTACCGTCTAATGTTCTGATACCGTCGGAATCTACCGTTTCGATAGAATCCGGGCTTGCCAGCATCGGCAAATACCATTCGGCCATGTCCTCTTCGACGAGGCCGACAACTTTGACCTTCACGGGACAAAAACCGAGCCTAAAATAGGTGATAGCTCCTGATCCTTGTCCAAAAAGCATTATAGGGGCATCCATAATTGGTTAACCCTCCTTTCGTGTATTTAAGGGAAAGCTCACCCGAAGGCCAGCCTTCCCTTATTGGTTATAATGTTGCGGCAAATTCACCGCGAATCATGAAAAGATCTTCAAGAATCGTATAAGTGGTTGTTGCCTTCCAGCCTACGCTACCTCTCTGATTTAAAGCATCGCTTGGGCCGTCAGAACCCACGGCCTTGACGATGCTTTTCATATTTTCTCCTTCAAGAGGAACCTTGCCATAGGCATTTTTACCTATGATCAAACAGGAAAAAACATCCACATTAATACTGTCTTCACTTCGATAGGTTGTCCCCGCGCCAGTCGTACCGCCGGAACTGCGCCAGACTTTGCCATTCTGGGTAACCAAAAACCGCATATTGGCATCTGGCAAAGCACCTATCTCTGAAGGATAAGCGGGCATCCCATTCGGATATTGATGAGCCGGAAGCCAGCCACTCATATCCTCAAGATCATTCTGCAGTTCATAATGAACAATGCAGAAAAATGCAGGAGCCACCGGCATCGTGCCAATACCTGTACTGGCCTTAATCAGAGAAGCGATCATTGACGCTTTATTACCGATCATGGTTTCACGGCATTTCTTGAAATCTGCCGATGTCGGGGCCGTATTGACCTCACCGCGAGTATCAATAGCCGCATCCGCATAACTGCCCGCATAATACACATTGGAGCCTGCTACGATCTTGTCACGACAAACTATATCTAGAGTTTCGCCAGACTGCTCACCAAGAATCTCATTGAACTCCGTCAGAACAGGATCTTGATTGACCAGGCTGACCATATCTGAATAATGAATATAATCGCCGTACTGCTCCAAAGTGGCTATTACCGATGTTTTTGTGGGTTGTTTTCCGCTCGGCGTGATACCTTCTACCAAAGGCGTAGTGGCTGGTGCTAAAGCTCGATATTTCTGAAATTTGATCTGATTGCCGTTACGCTGTTTGATTCCTCTTTCCTGAGCGAAAAGCTCATGCACAAGAAAGGGAAGTCCTCTCTTGAGCAAGATTCGATCATAATAAGTCGCAACGGCTGGATCGACTTGCGTAGTAGTTGTTAAGTTCATGTATTGACCTCCTAAATTTTAGGAGATCAACCGCCCATTTTCACCCGATTAATTTCAGACTCAAATTCATCTTCGGACATGTTCATAAACCGGTTCGCCTGACTAAATGCTTGGCTGCCCACCACTTCAGATGTCGGCATTGGCTTTGCAGAATTTGCCATGACCCTTTGAACCTGGTCCTGGTTTAAAGCTCCTTGCGTTGCCGAAAGATCACCCTGAGCGCCTGCCTGAGCCTGCTGTGCCGTTTGATTTGAACCAAGACGATAAGCAATAAATGGTCTCAAAATCGGATGCGCATTGATAATCGCCTGTCGGGCAACTGGATCAGTTTGAATCCGCTCCCTGAACCGGCCCATGATGACCTGTTCAAAATCAGGTTTGACCATCGAAAGCATTTGCTCTCCAACGGTTTCCCAGGTGCGATCATTCATTTGATCTTGTGGCTGCTGTCCTGCCATGCCTTTTAAGACTTGTCTCAATTCTCCGGCGTTAATGACCTCATCATCTCCCATATTTCCGAGAGGATCATTAACAGGTTGCGTTGGCTGCTGAGGTTGCTGGATATTATGCTGAAAACCTTGTGGCTGCTGGTTCTGCATATTTGCAGGATCGTGCGGGGCCTGAACAGGATTAATCTGGTATAACCAAACCTGTTCCTCAAGACTTTTAACTTTATTTTCGAGTTCCTGGCGTTTTTTTCGCTCATCGAGCGTCACAGCTAGGGGAACAAAAGTTCCATTGTCATTCGTTACAGCATTTCCTTGAAGATCTTCCGGTATTTGAACCTGCTGGATTTGTTGCGGTTGATCTCCTCCTTGTGGTTGAATTTGTTGTACCCCCTGCTGGGGGCTGTCTTGTGGTTGTGAAATCTGGCCGGCGGCACCTGTGTTATTTGCGCCCGTTTGATTTTCTCCATTCATAATAAAATCCTCCAATACTTAGATTTTTCGCCCGTTATCCCCGGCGGCGGGCTGTATAAAGCGGTAATACCGCTTATTTTTTTAATTTTGGTGCTACGATATTCTCTTCTAGATTTAAATAGTCGTTATCAATTAAAAAGGCGAATGTGCATTCAGAAAGTGCCACAATTCTTTTTTCGCCTTCTTCTCCAACAAATATTTTATGACCAAAATTTTCATCAAATGCATGAAAAATCTCATGAATTAATGTGACAAAAATATCTGATAATGCTCTTTGGTTACCGCATTCATCACAATCAGTAATTCTTAATTCTTTTAAAGATCGATCATGTTGACCAACAAGATCAAGTCGTTCTTGAAATCGATAAGGAAATTTGATTTGATAGACATGACCTCCGATTTTTAATTTTTTAGGAATTTTCATTTTTTCTTAAACCATCCACAGTCATTGTTTTTATTAATTTTTGACGGTTTCTGTTTCGACTTATATCGTTCGCTATACCAATCCTTCACAAGATCCAAATTTTCGGGATATTCGCATTCTTTGTCTTTTGTTCGCAAAAACATACATTTTATACAAAAAACCGTCATTTACGCCCCCGCAGGTAATATCGGTGCCCCCGTAGAAGTATAGGAGGAACCTCCGCCCGGTATCGGTGTCCTTCCCTGGGGAGGCGCTGCCATGCCATCCAATTGCGAAAGCATGAATTGAGCTTGCGCATCCTTGTGCTTTTCCGGAAAATCGGACATTTCAAGCATGATTAAAGGATGAACCGGGGCCACGTTTTGATGAAACCATGCTAACTTTTGGAACGTATAATCTCTTTGTGTCGGGCTGTTTATTGCCTCGTCCACAATGGCATCAAGTTTGCCGAAATCCCCTGTATAAAATGCCGGTGCTGGCATATCCTCAAGAATCCGCATAATTTTCTGAGGAGAATAATTTGACTGTACCGCTTTTGCATATTTTTTCCCGATTCCCTTTTTGGCAATTACCAAATTATCAAAAGGCTCCTGAATCATCACAAGACCCTGGCGCTGCCTGAGCTGAATCGAAATCCCCGGAGTATCTTTTTCCAGCATCGCTAAAAGTTCGGCGTTGATACCGGAGATGTCGACCATATCTTCTGCAAACATTTCCTCGACTTTGATCAGTTCCGTCGGAAATCTTTGTCGTTCAATAGGTTGAACACGATCCATTTTCCCTGTTCTTACTTTTAACAAAGCGGCTGGCCCCGAAGCACTATAAATCTGTTTTTCATCCGTAAGGGCTTCTTCTTCATATTTCCAGCCAGACAGGGCCATAGTATTAAGAACATGTAAGATGGTGGATCGCCGCTTATTCAGCTCTTTTGACGGATCTCTTAATGATCGGACAATTCCCTGTAATTTAAGAGCCATCTCATCATATTCAGCATCGAAATAGCAAAATAAAGGTGTATATGGGTAATCTCCGATTCCTGAAGGATCATCCCCTTCGTAAAAAAGATCATCGCCGATATAAAGCTCCAAGCGCGGTACCTGGGTATATTTTTTAATGAGTCTAAACTGTGGAAACTGGTTTAAGATAAAATTAAGCCGTTCGTCTTTGGCATCTGCTGCAATTTCCCGCATCTCTCCGCTTTGGATATCAAGCAAAACATTGACTTTTTTTCTGTTTTGCTGCCAATATTCGGTGAGCTCATAGATATCGCTTTTCGGATAATAATTCCCGGAGGGATCCAAAATCGGATAATATGACCCGGAATTACTTGGCATGAAATCTTTGATCTTGTGACCAGATCCCTCAGCAAATTTTTTAAGTTGCTTTTTGGTCAACCGTTCGCGTCGGATCAGATATCCCGCATCGCTCAAATCAAGCTGCTGAAACATAGGATCGATCATGATTTTCGGCCAACCTACTCGTTTAAATTTGATATCCCCATTAAGTGGATCATCGCTATAATCAATGTATAATTCGATCCAATCCAATCCAACCTTGTTATCTGCCGAAAAAGCCGTTGAAATCTGATTATAACCAGACATTTTGCCACTTTCGAGAGCATTTAACATTAAATGTGTCATTTGCTCGGCAATCATTGAATCACTACCCCCGACGGGTTTATAGCTGATTGCAAGCCGATGTTGACGCTGATAACCACTTAAAAGGTGTAGAAAACGGCGCAATTTATTAATCACAATGGGGGGGCGCTTCTTTTTTTCAAGATATTTTTTTTCATCGGCTGTCCATTGTTTACCGAGGTAATATTCAAGATCGGTTTTGGCCTCGGTAAACCATGTCTGCCAGGTGGCCCAGGTGGCGTTTAAAACCTCGGTCATCTCTTTATATTTTTGCGCGTTTTTTGCCATTTATTTTCTTGGATGGGAATTATTTCATATTCTAAAAAATAGATTTCATTCCCTTTTTTCTAGTATTCTTTTACGATCCATGTTCGACCTGCTCGGTAACAGCCGCGGCGGCAATCGTTGGCCCTGCCGAAGTATTACCTCCCCCAGTCGTAACACCACCATGTATATGCTCGCTCATATCCGTCCTGAGCTCGTTAATAAGAGTCCGAACAGCATCAATTTCGGTATCCATCGCCTCTAATACTTTTCTGAGCATTTGCGGGTTATGTATTGTCTGATTTGTGATTCTCTGTGCCATTTTCTTTGTCCTCCCTTAAGGGTTTTGTCCTTTGCTTGATGCAAAAGGGGATTATACCGCCCACGGTGTAGGTGGTCTTATAAGTTCGTTTGGATCATCTAGGCCAGTAGATGGTCTTGAAATAAGATTATAACCCTCCCCGGCTCCCAACATCGCGTATCCGCCAGCTTCTACAGGATGAGAATAGCGGTTTTTCTCAGGTAATTCTTTAAATTGTGCTTCTCCACCGGAAACTCAATCTGCCCCAGGCTGGCCTGGCATAGGAAAGCCAGAAACAGGGTGATAAAAAGAAATTTTGTGAAGGATTTGAACACAACTACCTCCTGGTTAGAAGTTAAAATTTTTCTTCAGAATAGCAGATTTTACCCAAGTTATTTTTCAATGCTTGCAGAATTTTCGTTTTTCTTCAAAGGTTTGAACAGCATGTCTGACAAATATACAGTTTTTATCATTTGATGTCAACCGTATAAGGCATAAGCAGAAGAATCTGCTCATCCCCGAAGAGGCTTTTCTCTTTCAGTTCCTCGATGATCGATTTCAGGTCGGGTGAGGAAGAAAGCACCGTTCCCCAGCCCAACTCCAAGAAAAGCTTCCGCTTGGGATATGTGACTATCTCCACTTCAGAATCTTCGGGCAACCCCGCCTTTTCTTTGGCTATGGCTAATGCCAGATTCAAACCTCCCAGCATATCCACCAGCCCGTTGTCTTTTGCCTGTCTTCCGGTCCACACTCTCCCCTGTGCGATGGCATCCACCTCTCCGTAGGACATTCCCCTTTGTTCTGCTACTTTATCCACGAACTCGGAATAGAATTCCCCTATTTGCCTTCTGATCACCTTCCTCTCCTCATCGTTGAATTCCCGGGTTGTGGTGAAAATATCAGCATGTTTTCCTCTCTTGACAGTCTCGACGGAAAAACCAATTTTTTCATATAGTCCCTCCAGGCTTACCTTGCCGN